TGGCGGCAGGGCCGGCGGTGCGCGAGATCAGCTTCGAGGCGATGGCTTCCGGGCCGAACGCGGTGTCGAGCACGGCTCCGCCGACGGCCGCCGGCAGGGCGGACAAAGCAGTGCCCTCGCCCGTTTGTTCCTGACGGTCCCGAATCTCGTCGTACTGCAAGCCGAAGTTCGGCAGGAACGCGCCGGCCGCCTGCCCGATGCGCTGGCCGACTTCGACCGCGCCCGGGCTCTTGCCGATCAGGCCGCCGAGCGCGCCGCCCGCGAGCCTGCCGAGGCCAGCACCGCCGAGCGTGGCTGCGATCTGCGGAACCTGCTGGCCCACGAGTTCGCTGATGGCCGCGACCGGGCGCTCAACAAACGACTCGGCCCCTTCGTAGGCCCGGGGTAGGGCGGCCTGCGTCCGGTCGGCGTACTGGCCGAGGGATGTCTCGACGCCGAAGATGTCCTCGACGCCACGGTCAACAGCGCCGGCCAGCGACGCGATGCCCGACTGCACACCCGTCCCGAACCCCGCGTCGTTCGGCGACGGAACGCCGTACCGCTGCCTGATTCTTTCTGCCTTGGCCGTGTCGCCACGAGCCTCCGCGCGACGGATAGCTTCGAGAATCTGGTCTTGGGTATAGGCCATTTTTTACAAGCCGAGTTCGCTGTCGATGTCGGGGTCACCACTGCCAGCCAGCGCCGGCATCGAAGCCGGAGCGTTGACATTGTATCCGCCGCCCTGAAGATCATCGAACACTGATTTCTGAGCTTCGGCGAGAGCCTGCTGCGGCGTCATATTGCCATTTGCTTCGAGGAACATCTGTGCTCTTTCGCGGATTTCAGCCGTGTAGTTGAACGACGGCGCACGCGGGCCGGCCGCCGGGAGCGCGCCGCGCCCGCCGTAGCCCGCCGGCACCTCGACACCTTCCCGTGCAGCGGTAAGGCGAACCTTGCCGTCGGCTCCGACGGCCGGGATCAGCCGGGCCTGACTGGCGGCGGCGGCGCGCTGGCGAAGCGCGCGCTCGCGCTGCGCATAGTCCAGACCGTAGCGACGAACATCCTCGTTGAACTTACGTTCTTCGAGTTGTGATTCTCTGATCTTCTGATTTCTGTTGAAGCGAGTGTTATATGCTTCGTTTGTGTTCTTCAGCAACGCCTGATCGTTTTCGATCTGCGCGCCGAGAACACCACGCTGCTGATCGAAGATCGCGCTCGTGTTGGCGAAGTCCTGCTGGTCGGCCGCCGCGTTGGCCTGTCGACGCGCGTCGGTTTCTTCCGCGCCGCCGATGAGCCCGCCGCCGAGGGCGAGAAGCAGGCCGGCTCCCGGGAACGCGGCGATGAGGGCGGCGGTGCCGATGCCCTTCGCCAGAATTTGCAGCTTGTCGGTCGCGGTCAGACCGCGCGGCTCGCGCATGCCCTGAGCCTCGAAATACTGCTTGCTCAGATTGCTGAGTTCCTCGTTCCGGGCCGCGATCTTGTCGATCTGCGCCTTGGCTTCCGGCGTGAACAGCGGGCCCTCGTCGTAGTTGACCGGGGCCGGCTCGGGCGCGGGCGCACCCATGAGGGCGGGCCGCTCGGGCAGCACGTCGGGGCGGTCGGCGCGGCGCTCGGCGGGCAGGCCGGCGACGGCCGTCGGGCTCGCGGGCGGCGGCGGGGCGGCGGGCGGCGGGGCGGCGGGGTTCTGCTGCGACGCCAGCACGCCAAACGTGTTTTGTGCGTTGCCCTCGGCCGGCGGGACCACCGGCTGATTCAGGCGGGCGTAGGCTTTCTCGGTCAGAAGGTCGCGGGTTACTTCGTCCTGCGTGCGCGGCCGGCCGCCGCCGACGAGATCGAGGAACTGGTCGGTCAGGTAGTTGCCGGCGAGGCCGCCCGCCACAGCGCCGCCAAGCGCGCCGCCCGGGATCGGGGTGGCAGCGCCCGCCAGACCGCCGAAGGCCGCGCCAATGCCGGTGCCAGCGCCTCGGGCGAGCATGCGCCCGCCGGCCTGCACCTTCTCGCCGGTCGAGTAGTCGTCGCCGAACAGGATGTCGCCCTCGCGGGCCAGTTCGACGGCGGGGGTGGCGACGGCACCGGCCACGCGCAGCGCCGGCAGGGCCGCGCTCTTGAGCGTCTGGCCCGCCGCGACGGCGGCATTCGCCACGCCGCCCGCAGCCGCCCGGGTGCCGGGGCTGAACGCGCCGCTGAAGGAGGTCGGCCGCGAGAAGTCGAACAGCGGCGGCCGGGGCGTCGTCATCCGGGCGCGCACCTCGTCGATGGGCGGGTTCGGCTGCTGCGGGTAGGTCGGGTACATGCCGGCCGGGCTACCAACAAACACGCGGCCGTTTGTTGGCGGCTGGCGGTTGAACCTCGGGTCGGGCTCGCCCTGCGGCGCGAAGATGCGCTCGCGGAGGTTCGGGCCGGCCGGCTCCGGGGCGGCCTGCCCGAAGTTCGGCGGCATGTTGTTCGGCGGCGGCGGCGCAAAGATGCGGTCGCGCAGACTCGGCAGCGGGGGCGGCAGCGAGAAGGGCTGCGACGGCGGCGCGAAGATGCGAGCGCGCAGCGGGGATTCCGGCGGCGGCTGCGCGTTGATCTCCCGGATGCGGTTCAGGTAGTCAAGCTGCGCGGCGCGCAGCGGGTCGATCATTTCCATGCAGCTATCTCCGGTGCAACAAAGGCTCCGCCCTGAGGGCGGAGCTTACGGAACCCTGAGGCGCGGCACCTGAGTTCGCTGGCGCTGCGGTGCCGTGTACCCGCCGCCCGGGCGGGACAGGTCGGGCTGGCCGGCCTGCGCCATCGGCAGCGCCGGCATTTCCGGGCCCGACGGCTTGGGCGGCAGCGCGCCGCCGGGAGCCTGCGCGGCTCCGGGTGCGGCGGACTCCGGCACACCCGGGATGTTGGTGAGCATCGAACCTCCGATGCCCTGCTGCCCGAGCAGGCCGGCTCCAAGCTGCGGTGCGCCCGCGTAGCTCAGACCGATCCCGCCGGCTGCGGCAGGGAGCGCCGAGGCGACGGCGGGGGCGGCGCTGGCAGCGGCCAGCTTGGCGAGGATCGGCGCGGCGATCAGCGGGGCGGGCATTACGTCCCTCCCTTAAAGCCGAGGTTGACGCCCGAGTTCGACCCGGTGTTTGTTCCGGTGCGGGTGTAGTCGCCAGCCCGAATCGAAGCGAGGTAGCGGTCGAGGGCTTCGTTGTTGTAGTCCTGCCCGCGAACGTACTCGCCATAGTTGGCGTCGTACCCGGCCTGCTCGATGCCGCGACCGAGCGCGCCCGTCCGCATGAGTTCCTCGATCTGCTGCGCCCGGGCTGCGTCGGACTGGACGCCGAGCGCACCGTACTGGCCGGCGGCATTCAGGAAGCCGGAGCCCTGCCGGGCGAGGTCGTTCTCGCTGGCCCCGAGCGCGCGGCCGTAGGCGTCAGCGAGCCCCTTCTGATACAGGTCGGACTGGTTTTGCAGGAAGTCGTCGGTCAGCCGGGATTCGAGCAGCGCGCCGCGCGATCCGCCGAACGCGCCTCTGGCCGCCGCCGTGCCCTGAAGGCGCTGCCGCTCGCGGCCGAACGACTCCCCGAGTTCCCGGTTGCTGATGTCGAGAACGCCCTTGACGTAGGGATTGATGAACCGGTCGAGGCCGTCGGCGCTCGATCTGCCGAACACGCTGGCGGCCTGATTGATGGCCCCGCGCGCCATGTCGCGGTCGGTGCTCGATGTCGACTCGCCGGCCAGCGCCGAGGCCCGCTGTTCGTTCCCGGACATGCCGGCGACGCGCTCGCCTTGGTACGGCTGGAAGCCCCGGTTCAGAGCGTTCTCGGCATAGCCGACGCCACGCTTCGAGGCTTCCTCGACCCACTTCGCCGGGCCGCTCGTGCTCGTGTTCTTGCTCTTGCTCTTGCTCAAACCAAGACTGATGCCGCCCATAGGCCACCTCGCGTGTCAACAAACGTGAGTCTATTCTGATTTGGGGAGCTTGGTGAACATGCCGCCGCAGTAAATCCACCCCTTCATCTGCATCATCCGGTCCTTCAGGCTGGCCTTCCGGCCCCCGGTGAAGCTGATGATGGTTCGCAGCCCGGCCTTGTTCGCGAACTGCGACCCGGCTTCGAGCATCGAGTCGGCGGTCCCGTGCTTGCGGAACTGCGGCATAACGAAGAAGAATTCGTTTGTCACGAACTTGTCGTCAGACCACTTCCACTCCTGCACGACAAGTCCGAGTACGCCGACGATCCTGCCGGACAGGTCGGCGACAATGATCTCGCCGTTTGTTTTGGTATCCGTGATCCACTGAATGATCTTCAGTTGATTGATCGGCGGATACGCGACTTCGTTCTCCTGCACAGCTTCTTCTAGAAGCCGCATGATATTCACGAAGTCTTTGGGCTGCCCCCTTCTGATTACTATTTCATTCGTAGACAACGGTGATGTCTCCCGGTGTGGACGAAGCAACAACAGTCAGTCCGATATTGAAGTCGAGATCGTAGCTGAGTGTAGTGATGCCGCCCGAAGTGTCGATGACCGCGATGATTGTTCCCGACGCGGCGGTGTTGTCGTAGATCGTGAACGTAGAAGTTGTGCCGGTGTTGTTGATGATGATTCTGTCCAGCGTGCCCGGCCCGATCTTGAGGACGCTCGTGCCGGCGGTGTTGATGTTCGTGAAACCCGGCCGTGCGCCGCCAGCGCCAAAGCGCATGATGTTGGCGACCCGAGCCTTGATGGATGCGTCGGTCGTCGAGCCGCCGGAGTTCGTGTTCTCAATACGCGACTTCAGGTGCGGCGTCGCAGACCACGGCGTTGATGCGGCATTCAGAGTGTGAACAATCTGGCCGTCGATAATCCAATACACATAATCTGTGGTGTAGTGAATCTCGTAAGTATGCGCGTTGGTGTCGATCGTGAAGTCGTTTCCGTTCCACGATCCAGACGCCACAACCGTGTCGACGGCGGCCTTGCGCGTGACGACGCTCAGGGTGGTGCCCGACAGTTGGAAGAACGCGCCGTTGTTGGCGTCGAACACGCCCCACCGACGGATGTTGTTGGCGACGCCTGTGTCTCCAAGCTGGACGACCAGACGGCCGAGGTTCGAGATACCGCTGATGTAGCGGGCGACGCGCTTCGACTCGATGGCCGCCGCGCCGTTGGCCGTTGTGTTCGTCCGGATGTTCGCCTCGCCGCCGGTCACGACGACGGAGCCGGCGTTGGCCGTTGTCTCGGTCCAGATGCTCGTATCGAGCACGGAGCCGGCGAACGTGCTGCCGAGGATGCGAACGATCTCCGCCGTGTGTAGCTGACCAATCGGGCCGATCTCGGAGATAACACCGAATCTGTCATCGAACAGCTTGATGTTGCGAAGTGAAGTCATTTGTTATCTCAGATTATGAACCAAGCCGTGCCGCTGGAATGAACAGTGAAGCATTCATTCTGAGCGACTAACGCCTGAGTTGGTTCGCCGTCGATTGTTTCCGATGCGTCGCCGTCGATTGTCACGTCGTTGAGGCTTGAGTCAATTTTCTTGACGTTCAAGACCCTCGTCGATCCGGCTGCTGCCGGCAGCGTGACGGTGATCGGGCCGGCCGTTGCGTCACCCAGGATCGTGAAGTCGCCGCTTGTCGCCGTGTAGTCGGCGGTCACGGTCCTGATCCCGAGCGCGATGCCCTGCGAGGTGCCGGAGCCTCGGAGCCCGTTCAGGTACTCCTTGTCCGTCGACGGCATGAAGCCTGACGAGGTGGGCGTAGCCGCCGCGTGCAGGCTGCCGCCGCCTTGGTTGCCGTGGGCGTGAGCGTGATTGCCACGCGCGTACTGAGTCGATGTCCCGGGTGTCGCCGTGCCGATGGGCTGCGGCGTCGCGTTGCTCGGATCGGCTTCGATGGGGACAACATTTCTGTCTGCGTCGAGGGTCTTGAATACAAGGTCCTCGTCAACAAACAGAAGTTTCGCTCCCGATGGCGGAGTCGGGAGGGAATCTACTGGTGTCCCGTATAGCCTGATACGAGACATGATTACGCCTGCGTGATTTCGACAGTCGCAACGATGGAGACAGCAGATGTCTTGTTGAACGGCCCAATCGGCGCAATGCGATTGAACATTTCATCGGTGCCGTTTGTTCCGCCGTTGAACAGGGCGATCTCTTGCCAGTTGAAGTTTGCCTCGCCGGTCGCAAACGTCGTGATGGCGGCGACGGTGAGCGATGTTCTGATCGGAAGCGCGTCGTAAGCCTTGAGGAAAACGCTTCCCGAAACACTCGGGTTAAGCTGCGTTTGTCCGACCGCATAAGCGGTGCTGTCGGTGCCTACGCCCATGTGAGTGAGCGGGCCTTCGGAGCCGATACCGAAAAGCCTTTCGAGTACCAGAGCCTTGCCGTCAGTCGAGATTCCCATTGATGATGTCCTCTTTTGTCGTTTCCAGTTCGCCAGTCTCAATGACAGTGACGAGCTTGTTCGTGATGCGACCGTTCTCGTCGCGCTGAATGTCGCCCTCGAAAACCATCAAGCGAATGCCGGAAACCTTGAAGGGCGGGATTTTGTCTTTACTGTTCACCTGCTACTCCTGTCTCGCTAGAAAGTCCATCGTATCACAACGACTCCATTAGCCCCTGCGCCACCTTCGCCGCGCTGGCCGATCAGGGTGTTCGACTTGCCGCCGCCGCCAGCGCCGCCCGGGAACGTGCCGTCGATGCCGTCCTGCTGGTTGACCGCCGACCCGTTGCCGCCCGCGCCGCCCGCCCTCGGGAGCACCCCGCTGGCCGCGCTCGCCGCCGCGCCGCCCGCTCCACCCGGCCCGAACTGCGGAGCCGTGGCCTGAGCGTCGCCGCCGTTTGTCCCGGCCCCGCCGTTGCCCGCGCCGCCGCCGCCACCGCCGCCGTTGCCGCCGCCGACAAGGGGGTTGCCCGCGCCGCCCGCGCCGCCCGCGAAAGTGGTCGAGCCGATGTTGCTGTCGGCGCTGCCGCCGCCCTTGCCGCGCACCGTCGTCGCCGTCTGGAACCATGACGAGCCGCCAGCGGTGCCGCCAGCGGTGCCGGCTGCCGTCTTGGCTCCACCGGTTCCGACTGTCACGGTGTAGCCCACGCCCACGGTCAGGCCGGAGATCGTGGAGCTACCGAAGCCGCCGCCTTCGCCGCCGCTCGGGCCCGCGCCGGCCGTGCCGTTCAGCCCCGCCTGTCCAGCGCCCCAACACTCCGCGACCACGGAGGTTGCCGGCGAGGTCAGCGTGCCCGTCGCCAGAAAGACGATCCAGCCGTAGCCCACTTCTGTGGGCACAGCATTGGAATCTGTGAAGTTGATTCTGAGCTTGTAGACTTCTGTCTGCGCAGCGTTTGAATCTTGAATCGTCGGCGCAATCGTGAGTGCTTCCGTTTGCGCTGCGTTTGAATCTGTGAAGTTGATTCGCAGATTGTTGAATGCGTCTGTCTGCGCTGCGTTTGTCTCTGTAAGCGTAAGAGCAAAGCTGACCTGATCCGCCTGCGCCGCCATCGTGTCGGCGTAGTTGGCATTGATAACAAACGATACGTCGTCGGACTGTGCCGCACTCTGATCCGTGAATACTATATTGATTGCGTATTCGTCGATCTGAGTCGGCATCGACTCTGCATACATGAGCGCGAGCGAGACCGCTTCCTGCTGCGCCGCCATCGTTTCAGGGAACGAGAAAGCAAAACTAACATTGTCGACAGGAACGGCGTTCGTGTCGAAGAACGAAATGCGAAGCGAGTTGAATGCGTCCGTCATCACGGCCGCGCCCGGAGGAATAGCGCCGCCTACGATGACCCTTCGCTGAACAATCGTAGGGAATAGCTTAGGCATCAGGCCCTCGTAGCAGCCTGAACGCTAACCGTCACTCCGCTTGGCGCAAAGACTCGAACCTCTCCGCCCGGCGATGGCACGGGAAGAAGCGTTGTTTGTCCGCTACGGCACCGCCATCCACGGCTCGAAGTCGGATTCGTGCCGTCAACAGTTGCGCGAGCAATGTAGATTGTGGTGTCACTCGGGCTTGAGTTGTCCACGTCTACAGCTACCAGTGCTGCCGGCGCTCCTAGTGTGAATGTCAGAATGCCGCCAGCGCCAGACTGATCGTTAGTCAGAATGTTGCCGTCATAGTCGTCCTCGGCGTCGACCGGCGCGGCCCGCAGTTGGGCGTTCGTGAGCGCGCCGCCGGCCGCAGCCGTGGCCGCGTTGACCGCCGCCAAGATGTCGAGCGCAGTCGCCTCGGTGCCGAGCAGACCGACCGCCGCCAAGACGGCTTGCTGAGTTGTCTCCTGATTGTTGTCGCCAAGAGCGGCGATAACGCCAGAGAGCAGATCGTATGTAGGCATTACGGCTCCACAATGATGAAGCCAGTGTTCTCGGCGGGATCGCCAAGTGAGCGGGCAATCCAGAGTGTAGGCACCGTCACAACAGGCTGATCCGGCTGGATGACCACGTTCTGAATCAGAGAATCAGGGATCGTCGGGATGTTTGGATTGACGCTAACAATCGCACCAAACAAAACAAGCTCGCCATCAACATCAATGCCGCCATCCTCGATCAGAAGATTGTAGTCCGCCGGGACTTCGAGCGTCGTCCCCTCGGCGACGAGGTTGGTCGAGAACGGGAAGATGCGACCGACATCTGCGGCCAGCGCGTACTGAGGATGCGGGTTGGCCTGCGCGACGTGCGCGCCGAGCGTGGCGGCGGCCGTTCCCGCCGGGTCTGCGCCCACTTCCTCCGCGCTCGGCAGTTCGTGGACGTGATCCGACCGCGAGCCCGAGCCCGACACACCCGGGGATGCGGTGCCGAGCGGCCTCGGGAGGGCGTCCGACAGGCCGCCGCTCGATCCGCCCGACGCGCTGCCGCTCCGCCGGAGTGCGTACTCCAACATACGGACAAGCTCGCGCATCTGCTTGCCGTCGTAGCTGTCTCCGAAGTCGGGAAGTTTCATGTCATTCCGGCATCAGTGCGCTGTTATCTTTTGCCGTCTGGCGTCACGCTTATGCGGAAAGTTCCAAAACGCCAGAATGTGCTGTTTACGTCTGGTTCTTCTGGAACCGGCTCGTAGGTACCTGTGTCATTTATTAGTATTGAAATCTGTCTGCCTCGGACTCGGAAGTCGATCTTCCTTGTCGTCTGGTCTACAGGATACGGACCCTTCAGCGTTTCGGCGGCGCGCGGGTACGGCCGGGCGCGGAACGAAACTTCCACCTCACCCGACAGGTCTTGGAAGTCAGGAATGAATCTGTTGATGTGCCCGAAGAAATCTCCGATGTCGGAAATTTCCATAGCGTAGCTTTCAACAAACGAATTCAGCGGCTCGCCATCGTCCGAGTATCCGATCTCGTGGGCGTAGACTTTGCCGGCTGCATCGACGGCAATCGGCGTATCCTCGAATCCGGAATCGGTGTAGCTCGTGCGGCCGGTTGATCCGTAGTACCAAGTATTCTCACGATAGTTGTAGATGACGTAACTATCGTTGTCAGTCGATGCTTCATCGTTCGACTGATAGAACCACCAAACTTCCGACTGCTCTTTGTTGACAGACGCATACACCTTTTCAAGTGCATCTCTGTTGATTCTGGCAAAGACGTAATCTCTGACAGTGCAGGGAAGAATCTGCGAGGTGCCGTCGTACCGCACGAATTCATCGCGCGCCATGAAGTAGACGACACCGCCCGCCTCGACGGCGGCGTTCGGGCCCACAATGGACAGGGCCTCGCCGCGCGGCGAGAACAGGAACACCTCGGGGTCGCCGACTGTCTGCTGCGAGTAGATCAAGGTGTCGGTCCAGATGACCGTTTCGTTCCGGGTGCGGACAGCGGACAGGATGCGGCTGCCGGAGTCGATGCGCTTGTCGCCGGCCGCGTTGCTCTCCGTCGGGGTCCAGTCGTTGTAGTCCTCGCGGGCGCACCACCTGATGAGGGACTGGTCCCGCTGGTTGCCGTCGTGGCTGCCGTAGGCCGTGAGGATGCGGTCCTCAGGCGACACGAGAATCCAGTTGTTCGCCACCGGGGCGTTCGGGATGATCCGGGCCCGGATGTTCGGGCCACCCGATCTCTCCCAAACGTAGATCGGCCCGCCGCGCCGGCAGGCCATGAGGTCTTGGCCCCAGTTGTCGAGCGACCACAGGCTGAGTTCGGGCCGCAGGTTGATCGCGTCGCGCGGCGTGCTCCACCCTGCCCCGAGGTAGTCGGGGTCGTCGTCCTGCCCGTAGGGGCCAGCGCCCCAACCAAGCTGCTGCTCGGTGCCGATGGGCGGCGCGATCTCGTACTCGAAGGTGACCGCGCCGCCGCCCGTGGCGCTGCCCGTGGCCGGGCTCGCCGCCTCGATGGTGTAGGTCGACCCGTCGATGATCGTCGCCACCTGATAGGAGCCGTCGATGGTCAGCCCGCCGACGGCCGTCGCCCCGGTGTAGTTGACGAACTGCGCCTCGGACAGACCATGATCGACGTGGGAAACAACAACCGTTGCGTCGCCGTTTGTTGTCGAGAATGGGTCAGTCAGAACACCCGATGACGCAATGGGCGTGATGTCGTAGAGATTGCCGTTGTTGATGAGGTACAGCTTTTGCGGCGACGCGAGCGCGAGCCACTGCTGATTGTCCAGCGATGACCAGTCGTGCTCGGCGCGCACCGGGGGAATGAGGGTGATCCCCTCATAGGCCGCCCACCCGCCGATCTTCTCGGGCAGTCCATACCGAAAGCGGACGTGATCGCCGTCGCGCCAGCGGCGCATGGCACCGCGATCCGTCTGCTCGGTATAGATTCCGGGCTCGATCTGGATTTCGACAAGCTGCATCACGGGTCGGCTCTGCCGATGGCGACCCAAAACGCCGACGCCGTGAAGGCATCATTGTTTCTGTGGCTCACGCCGACACTGAATCCATTGACTGTGACGGCCGCAGATTGTGTGTCAATAAAAGCAAACACGCTTGAGTTTGCACTTCTGGCATTTGAAGTAGCAAAAACAGCCGGCACCGCCTGATACGCGATGGGGAAGATGACTGCATCGGTGAAGGAGCCAGCGCCGCCCGAGGCCATCGAGGGCGTCTGCCCCCACTGGATCAGGACATCGTAGCCCGGCCCGGGAATCCGAAACTTGCCGCTGTCGCCGACCGCCGTCGCATCGAAGGTGTCGGCAGTGATCCCGCCGAGCGCGTTGAAGGCGAACAGCAGGCCGGCCGGGGTAACGGCCCTCGCGGTGTCGACGCCGGCAGCGGCTTCGGCGTTGGTCGCAAGCTCGACGACACCGGTTCGTGTCTCCGTGGCCGTGCGCGCGGACAGGCCGGCGGGCGTGACCGCCCTCGCGTTGTCGGTGCCCGTCTGGACTTCGCCGGTCGTCGCAAGCTCGATGAACCCGGCCTGCGTGTCGGTCGCCAGCGGGTGAGCGTTGGGGTCAAGCTCGTGCGCGTCGATGCCGGCGGCGATGAGGGCGTTCACCGCTGCGGTGTCGGTCGACCCCACGGCGCGCACGTTGTCGTTGCCGTCGCACCACACCACGATGCTCGTGCCCTGAACGATAGTCACCGCCGCGCCGGCCGTCGTCCGCACCCCGAGCGTGAATGCGCCGGTCGTGCCGTTGTAGACGACGTAGGTTTTCTGGACGTTCGGGATGATGACCTGAACATTCGCGGACAGGATGCCGGTGCAGTTCAGGATCGCGGCCCGGGACTCGTCGGCCGCCCCGCTGGCGGTGGTCAGGGCGACGTTTGTTGCGGCCAGCGGAACCGTCGTGACGCCAGCGATGGCGAAGTCGATCAGGTCCGAGCCGCCCGAGGCGTTCCAGATGATGCCCCAAGTGTTGATGTTCTCGCCGAAAGCCTGCTTTGTCAGGCGCAGTCGGGGTGTAAATGTGCTTGGCATTAGACTGTCAACCTGATGAGTGGCTGCGTGAACTTGATGGTCAGGGTTCCGCCCGTATTCACGCCGACCTTACCAACAAACATCGAGCGTCCGGCCGATGTTTCGTTGTAGATCAGGACTGCGGCGACACCTGTCGGGATTGCGAATTCTTCATTGGCGATCACAACGGATGTTGTGTTGCCAGAAACCTCGGTCGCAATGTCGATCTGCTGGCCGCCGGCAACATACGAACCGCCGACGATCTCGTTAGTCGACGTGTACGCGGCGAGGGTCTGGTCGAGTTCGACCGAGTAGAGGGCCATCTTGAACACGTCGGCTCCAATGTTGTGGAGTCCGTTCAAGAGTTCCTGAGGGAAGTTGAATGTAATGCCGTAGCTCATTTGTATTCCATCCGAATGAGGTTCGACAGTTCGCTAAGAGCGGTGTCCTTCGCGGCGGCGTACATTTCCCGGGCCACCGGAATCCTGTCATCTGCCTTGCGAAAATGCTCAGAGTGAACAATGCACCCCCAAAATAGCACGTCGGGCAGCTTCTCGCTGATCCATGTCCCCGAGGGAGAGTCGACCAGCGACGCGGGCCGGGCGACGTAGCGCAGCGTGTAGGGCGTGCTGCTGGCCGGGGCCGGGGCGAAGATCAGGTTCCCCTCGTCCTGATGCGCGTAGTAGAGCGGCACACCCGAGCCGCCGTGCAGGTTGACGTAGCCCCACTGCTTCGGTTCGAGCAAGACCTGTTCGCCGGCCACCGTCACGAAGATGTCGACCACGCGCACCATCGTCGCGGGCTTCGCCAGCACGTTTGTCGTCAGGCTCCCCGTCGCCACCTCGTCGAACACCGAGAACGGCATGTCGGTATAGATTTTCTGCTCGGCCAGCTTGATGAGGCTGTCGAGCACCGCAGCGAATTCCGCGCCGTCATCCTCAAGCCATTCAACAATGGCAGCCTTCAGCGATGCAAGTGTGTAGGAAAGTGCCATTAGAAAAGCCTCCTGAAAACTGCGTCAATAACGGAAACATTTGTTCCGTCACTTTCAAAGATTATTACTATTCTGTTCGGATTAACGTCGCCAATTGATACCGGAACTATTTGAGTTGACGCTCCGCCGTTGACGCTGTAGAACAATGGAAGCGCCAGAATGTCGCTGACATCGACATTGACGATAACCATTCTTCTGCTGAGTCGATTAGACAGCCCGCTTATCTTGATCGTAAGCGTCCCGGCCGGGAGATACGAGATAAAGTATGGGTCGTCGCTGAAAAAGTTAATTCTTGTGAGGCGGACAGAAACCTTGGGACCAAGTATGTCCCAATTCATTATGATGTTTCCGGTGGTCTGAGTGCCGAGCGTTTTTCTTTCTGGATTGATCGTTCCAGTTAGGAACGAGTTAAAGCTGAATATTTCCTGGGGAGGCAGTCTTGCCGAAAGCTGAGACTCGTACTCGTATGGACCGTAGTAGTCTTTGCCCGGAAGCTGGTACGCGACGAGGTTTCTCAGCTTGACACTGTTTCTGTTCTGCGGTGCCTGAAGCGTGTCAAGCTCGAATCCGAGCGCATCGTTGAAAAAGAAACCCATGTGCAGAGTGTTTCTTGCGCGAAGAACATCGTTGATGTAAAGCGAAGTCCCCACGCCAATTTCATACTCGTGCCTGACTCTTACGGTTTCGCCGAATTTGAACTGGAACAGATTGTTGTTGTCCAGAACAAAATCGCCGCCCAAGTCTGGCACTCCGAATTTTTCTGTCGGGCCGTCCGAATAAAATTCAGCCGTGCCTCCGGAGCCGAGCAGGTATCCGCCGTAGTAGATTTGCTGCATCCATCCATTGCCCCTCTGATGAAACTCATCAATGAGGTCGTCGGAGACAACGCTGCTTTGAGGATTTATGAAGCTGGTCGTATATGCCCTCGAAGAAGCGAAGATTGACGGGAATGAATACGCGAAGAAGAACGGCGAATCTGTCTCGTCGTTGAAATCAATGTCCTCGTTGTTGTAGACGTGGATGATTTCAATTTCGTACTGAAGGGCGAAGTTCGAGATCGGGAACCCTTCGATGCTGAACGGCGTAAAGGCGTAGTCGTTCGGCGGCGTGCCGAGCTTCACCTGTAGGCCCGTGGACGTGACGACCCACTCCCCGTTGTCGGGGAAGTCTCGATTCGGGTTCAGCCGGTACGGAAGGCCGATCTGCGGGGTCCTGCCCGCGAGGCCAGTCTCACCCTCGCCCGTCCACGGGTCGTAGACGTAGATGTCGGTTTCGGGCAGCACGAACGGAGCCAGCGCATAGGGCTCCGTCGGCGGGATCATCGGGGTTCCCTCGTTGGGAACGACCTTGATTCTCCTGAGAGACAGATAGTGCTTTGTGAACGGATTTTCAAAGCTATCAAACTCGAACGACAGCTTTGAATCTGTGTACGGCGACTCGTGGACAGACGGTGTATTGCCTTCGTAAATCCTGTTGCCGTTCACATAAAAATTCATAAACCCGTTTGTGTATTCGATCTTGAAATCGAACTGGGTTTTTGCCGTGACCTCACCGATGATGTCGAACATCTGGAATTCAGCGCCGCTTCCGGCGTTTGTCCCGCCGAGCCAGATGTCGATTCCGCCCGATCCACGGCCGGCGTAGTTGGTAAAGTAATCCATCAGCATAAGCTGATTGATTGCTGTGAATCCGGTCTTGTTGAAATCGTAGTTATTTCTTCTGTCATCACGATGGAGGACAAAAGAAATAATGTGATTTACTTCGTCGCCGGGGTCGTTCTTGTCCAGCACCAAGCTGAACTCAATCGACATATCGGTCGACCGAAGCTGTGTCATGTTGCCGATAGAGTAGCTGGCGTTAGCGTTCGGCGTGTCGATTCTGAGAGTGAGTCCATCCTCGGTGATTTCTCCCGAGGGGTTCTCATCGAACGAATAATCAGAAGCAGTGACGCCGAGAATCAGCGGCATCTGGAACTGGTCTGAGTCGATGTATTCCGCGCCGATGTCTGGCAGGCGCGTATACAGCAGGGAGCCGGATGCCGGCGACGAGAAGGTGTCGCAGTAGGCCGCGCCCGCGCAGTAGCCGTCGACCGGTTCCTCGGCGACGAACCAGAACGACGGCGAGTTGATCTCCAACCGCATGGCGTTCGCGCCGACGTAGGTGTTCGTGGCCGGGTCGTACTGAGGGAAGATCACCTCGAACTCACCGTTGCCGCAGCCAGCGCATGGGGCCGGGTAGCGCAGCGCGATGGGGTCATTGATGCTGCGCGGGCCCTTGTCCTGCGGGTGCTCGGGGTCGTAGCAGTCCCGGCAGACCTTGAGGCCCTTGGTGTCGCCGTCGAAGCGCAGAGTCAGATAGGGCGTGAAGATGCCGCACCGCTGGCAGCAGCCGTATGAATACCTACCCTTTGCGAATCCTCTTGCCATTAGAGCTGTATCGTAGCCTGTGAGCTTGTGATTACACCAAGATTGGCTTCTGTCGGATTAGACAATGACAGTGCGATTGTTCTTTGTGCGCCGATCCGCCAGCGAGCGTATCGGTCTGGCTGGATCGCGCTCAGGTACAGCGCCACGTCGCCGAGGTCGCCGTTGGCCGGGAACTCAAGAGACTGCTGGTTGCCGATGGTGAGCAGCGCGGCGGAGCCACCGGTCGGCGGGGTAGTGTAAGGCTTCTCCACTACCGGGCCATCGTTGATCCTGCAATACACCACGCTTCGAGCCGCGTGCCTTCCGTACATGAAGTAGTACGGTGTTTGAGAAGTCAGCAGTGCAGCAACGATGTCTCTGTATTCAGGGAACCCGATATTGATGTCGGACCCAGAGTTGAATTCCCAGAAAATAGACGGCGTTCCGTTTGTTTCAATCGTCGCTCGGAACTGCCAGTTTGTTGTATCGTTTGTGTCGGAAGTCACGCCGCCGATGGACAGCAGGACTCTCGGTGCGGCGAGCGTGCCGTTCCCGCGAAACCAGCCGTCACAGCAGATGTTCGTGTTCCCGAGAAGCGCGGCGGTGATGCCTCGGCCCGCCCGGTCGCCGGTCAGGAACCGGGAGGTGACGCCGCCGAGGGCGCGGACGGCCGCCCGGCTGCGGTCGATGGCTCCGGAGTTGACCGTCAGCGGGCGGTTGTTGCCCGAGTAGTCGACGATGTTTGTACCGGATGTCTCGTTGATCTTCCAGAATGCGTAGGGCGCACCTGCAAGAACTTCGGAATCGTATGTCGGTGTGAGCGTGTCGATTGTGCGAACAATCGAGCTAACGCCGTCCGGAAACGTGATCGACTGCGACGACAGGTTGAAGTCGGTGCCTGAGATCGCAACAAGTCCAGAAACCGCGAGATCGACCGTCGACTCGCCGAACGTGGATTCAGTTCTCTGAATCGTGACGGGAATGTCTGCGGAGTAGTTCGCGCTGTATGTCGCGCTGCTGAATGCGATGACGGGTATCGTTCGCTGAAACTCGAATGATAGTTGACCGTATTCAGCCTGAAGCCAGTTCGGCCCGAAGTATGATGCCGTTGTAGGATCGTAGCTCGGATACTCGATGATGTAGTCTTTCGGATCGCAGTTCGCGCAGACGGCCGGATCGCGGATCGCTACCGGGTCGTCGATTCTTCGAGGCCCCATGTCCTGAGGGTGCTCGTCCTCGTAGCACTCGGCGCAGACGCGGAGCCCCTTGGTGTCGCCGTCCTCGCGGAGGTGCATGTACGGGAACGGCAGACCGCACCGCTGGCAGCAGTTGTAGACGTAGCGGCCGGATGCGTAGTTGGTCATCGCCCCCTCTTGGTGGTTCCGCCCTGAGGGCGGAGCTTACCGGCCGCGATAGCCGCCCTGCCGGGTAGTAATCACCATGTCGCCGCGCTCGCGGTCCTCGGCCCGGGCTTCGTCCCACACCCTGCGGTACTGCGCCTCCAAGTCCATGTATCGGTCGGGCGCGAACTTCACGGCAAGCTGCGCCGCGAGCCCCGACACGAACGCCTGCTGGTATCGCTGCGGGATGTCGACCGTGTTTGTTAGTCGGCCCACGTCCTCGATGTGGCGGACCCGGTAGTACCGCATCTGGTCGGTCGAGTTGTCGGGGGCCGGCCAGACGTAGCACGTCGACTGGCCCGCCGTGCTGCGCTCGACGAAGTAGTTGCTCGGGCGGCCTTGCGCGGTCTTGTTCGCCACGGCGAAATACTGCTGACGGTTCCAGACCGTCATCACCGTTTCGGTGTTGCAGCACCCGACCTCTTGGTAGTTGGCTTCGAGGATGTCGATGACGCCGACCGGCAGGAGGAAGCTGGCCTCGCCCTGCACGAACTGGTGGGTGTCGATCTCGACCGTCCACTGAAGGACGCCCTTGTTCGGCCAGTGCGAGAGCATGTAGCTCAGGCTCCTGATCGCCGACTTGACGTGCCGGGCGCTCAGGTTCTCGGGGTTCATGCCGCACCGCTCCCACGCCTCATCAATCGCCTCGGCGACGGTGGGCGCGAAGGTGAACAGGCCGGTGCTCGCCATGTCAGAGCGTCGAGATCAGTTCGACGTTGGCCGTGCCGCTGGTGTAGGTCCCGGCGATCAGCCGGTACTCCTTCTGGCCGGCCACGAGCAGATCGGCGCGGGTCGCCGTGGTGTAGGTCGTCACGGTGACATAGGCCGTGTCGTCGGCGTACATGTCCTTGACCTGAAGCGAGAGCGTCGCCGAGAAGGTGCCGCTGATGGCGACCTGAAGGTAGACCGGAGTCTGCGCGCCGGGCGACGAGCAGCGGTGCGAAATGGATTCGTTCGTTGCGTCGAGTGCGCCTTGCATGCCTGTTCTCCGAGGTCAATCAGGGCGATTGTACGCTCGAAATTTGCTCAAGGCACAGGAACCCCTTTATCCCTCGGTAACCCCCGCTTGGCTGTTGCTGTGGGGGTGCTGCACCGGTTTTCAGGGGTTCGATCCCTCGCCGGCTACTGCCGGTGCGGCCGTATCGTGGCCGCAGTCCCACTCCTTGCGGAGCGCCGAGGTCCACGTTGACAGGGGTCGGTCAGAGCGTGGAATTTTTGACGGAGCCGTTGACGTGCGCAGTTTGCTCAGGCGGTGGCGAACTATCAGTCGCGGGGCTGGCAAACAGGAGTTGCAAGGAAGGATACCCTGAGGGTAGGATTCTTCTATGGTTTTCCCGAATGTCTGAGCCATTCGTGACAACCGGCGGGGAGTTCGCCAAAACAACCCGCCAGCACTTGGATGATGCCCTCGAAGCCCCCGGCGCGCAAGCTCCGGGGGCTTCGTTGTTTAGGCTCCGCCCTGAGGGCGGACCTTGTGCTGCTCGATCAGCCAGTCCTTGAAGCTCGCTCGGTACGCCTTGGTGCCGACGTGCGCGAGTTCGATCAGGGGGTCAATCCAGATCGAGATACCCGAGCGCACGACGCGCCGGCAGAACGCGATGTCCTCGCCGATGCTCGTCAGGCCCTCGTGCATGTAGTCGAAGTAGCCGACCAGCAGCTTGCCCGCCATGTCGCCCCTGCTCGGCACCGTGCCCGGGCATTGCGCGATCACGAGCCGATCCTCGAACACCTCCCGCTTGACCAGCATGAAGCCGGCCGGCACGCCGGTCGCCCGCAGCAGGCCGTTCGGGTTCTGGATCAGGATGCCGTCGCGGTCGCGGTCGAGCGACATCATAAAGTTGGGCTCGTCCGTGCGCGTCGGATACATGCCACAAACAAACTTCACGTCTGGCTTTTGTGTGTAAGCCAGCAGCTTCAGCACGTCGTTCGGGTCCCAAATCACGTCATCGTCGATGAACAGGATGTGAGTTGTGGTCGCATCTTCTAGCGCGCAATGCACAAGCTCATTGCGAACCGCATGGATCAGGCCCGAGTTCGACCGGCACTGAAGCCACGACTGGCAGCCGTGCATGGCGAGGATCGTCTGAGTTCTGGCAAACGCCACAGCCCAATCAATCGGAACCACACCCTTGTAGCACGGCAGGCAGATTGCGACTCGAAGCCCTGCAATGCTGACAGTTTCTCCGACTTGTTCGGTGACTTGCGTATTCACTTGTTCGGTCATTTTTGTCTCGTTAGTTGTTAGTGCCACAAAAAAGCCCCGCCGAAGCGGGGCTCTCTGCTCATCACGTCGCCTCGGCGATTAGCCTCGGAACTGCTGAACACCGAAAGCAGCCGAAGTATCACCGATCTCCGAGACATTCTGCATCAGCGTGAACCGGCGAGCGTTGTTCGCCAGCGTGCCGGTCGGCGTGACGTAGCCGCGCACGTCGGACGAGCCGGCGGTCGAGGTG